AATGCCAATTCTTCGTTTCGAACAATTCGCAGTTAAGAAGACTGAACTAGGAGTTGCTCCTGGTCTTCGTGTGAACTTCCTTCGTTACAAGAACTTTGCAGTGGACCCAACTCCACTAACAGAAGGTGTTCGTATGACCACCAACGCTCTCACAGCAGAGCAAATTGCAATTACAGTAGCAGAACACGGTTATGCCGTTGCTGTTTCTGAGTTGCTACTCAATGCATCATTCGATGACGTAATGGCTTCTGCTTCACGTCTTCTTGGCCGTCACATGGCTCAATATCTTGACGTACAGGCTCGTAACACACTTTCTGCTGCAACTTCAGCAGTATTTGGTTATGACCGTTCAGGAGTACAAGGAATCAACGACTGGTACAACGAAGGTACTCGCGGTTCATCAATCGCAGGCCTAACAGGTGCTTTCAAGTTGACCACAGGTGCAATTAAGGATGCTGCTCTTACCCTTGCTGGTAAGAACATTCCTCGCCTTGGTGAGACCTATGTACAGTTCGTACACCCTAAGCAGTCTCGTGACCTTCGTTCGAACCCAGAGTTCATCGAAGTTACAAAGTACGCTGCTCCAGGAAACTTCATGCTCGGTGAAATCGGTCGTTTGTACGACGTAGTATTCATTGAGACAACACAGGTTAAGAAGTTGTCATCTGGCGTTGCCTTTGACTACTCTTCACTAGTAGGCGCTCCATCAGACCCATACTCAACACCAGTAAAGGCTAACACTGCTCCTGGTCAAGGTGGAAACCCAGAAGATTCTGGTGCAACTGCAACATCTGGTACACCAGGTGCAGACATCTACGAATCAATCATGATTGGTGACAACGCATTTGGTCACGCAATCTCACTTCCAGTTGAACTTCGCGATGGTGGTGTTCTTGACTTCGGTCGTGAGCACGCTCTTGCTTGGTACGCAATCTGGGGTCTTGGTGTTATCACCGACCAATCAATCGTCAAGGTTTACACAAACTAAGACACTTTTTACCAATGTCTGGGAGCCATACTCTTTCTTTGGCTCCCAGCCATTTTAACTAACTAACAAGGAGAATAAACACCGTGGCAAATACACAAACAAGTCCGCTTGACGCAACAGGCCGTGCAGCGGAACAAGCAACAAAGAAGAATGCAAAGATTCTTCAAGACCGCAAAGATGAGATTTCAATTGCGGCACAAATTGAGGCAGAGAGTCTGGCTAATGATGTCTTCGACCCAAAGAAGCCAGATACACCTCTTGTTCTAGACGAGATTGAAAACGTCGGAGTAACAACTGCTAATGACACAGTCATCATTCGTACAATTACCGATATTGAAGATATGACATATGGCGTAGGAAATCACTACACATTTAAAGCAGGAGTTAAATACCGCGTTCCAGTTGACCTTTCAAATTATTTAGAACAACTTGGATATATTTGGCGGCCTAACTAAGCCGTCTACAGGTGTCCATCTCAACTGGTACCCCGCCCTCCTCCCAGTTGGGGTGGACCTTTTTTATGCTTACTAAATCTCAAATAAAAGAGATAATGCTCTAGAGATTATTACGGAGGTTTCGTGGCCACATTAAGTTCTTTATCAAACCGTTTAAGGACTGAACTTGGGGATATGGGCAAATCCTTCGTTTACAGTTTTGTTGCCGATGGAACAACCAATCGCTTTCTCATCCCATACTCACCTTTACAAGGTCCCACTCTAGTTATCCATGTAAACGGGACGGATGTATCTTCGGCTGTTGAAGTTGAAGAAGAGACGGGATATCTTACCTTTGATAGCACCCCTAATTCTGGTGCTCCAGTCGTTGTTGCTGGATTCTACTATCGTTATTTTACAGATAACGAAATTTGCCATTTTGTTAATGATGCTTTTTCCCAACACATTTTGTACCACACAGATGCCTATGGTCGAACAGTTACCATGACAAATCTTCCTAAAGTAGAGGAATACCCTGTTGCTGTTTATGCCGCTACATTGGCGCTTTATACCCTAGCAACAGACGCTTCTTTTGATATTGATATTACCGCTCCAGATGGAGTGATGATTCCTCGTTCTGAACGTTACCGTCAACTTATGTTAATGGTTGATTCAAGAAAAGAACAATACCGTGAATTATGCTCACAACTTGGTATTGGTCTATACAAGATTGACGTATTTTCATTGCGCCGAATTTCAAAAACTACAAATCAATATATACCAATTTTTATTCCACAAGAAGTGGACGATATATCATCTCCACAACGCGTACTTTTGCCTATTCCAAATTACGGCGCTTCTGCTACACCTTCTTCAGTACCAAATTACGACCTTACAATGTATCAAGGCGATTCTTTTTACGTTGAACTTGATTTTCCGTTTGATGTTACACAGTACACTTGGCGTTCTGATATCGTTACTTTGCCTGGATATGCAACTGCGTTAGCGTCTTTTACTATTGCACCAATTACTGGTTATACAACAAAACTTGCTTTATCATTAACTAGTGACCAAACAACATCTCTTCCACAACGTTGTTACTGGGATATTCAAGCAACATCAATTACTGACCCTACCTATGAGCAAACTTATATGCAAGGTATGATTTTTGTAACACCGCAGGTGACTGAATGATGGCAAGAATAACTAACTATGAACTGTCTTGTGGTTGCATTGATACATGTACTTGTGGTGCTCAAGGAGTAATTATTCAAGTTCTTCCTGGACAAGGTGGCGCTCGTGGTATACAAGGAACACAAGGCACACAGGGAAGTGCTATTCAAGGAGCACAGGGTCCAATAGGACCAGGAGGTGGAGCGCAAGGTACCCAAGGAATACAAGGTACGCAAGGGGTTGGATACGCCCCTGTTGCAATTGCTAACACTTTTTATGTTGCTAAAAACGGTAACGACAATAACAGTGGTGAAAACCAAGATACAGCATTTTTAACTATTGAAAAAGCAATGTCTGTTGCCACATCAGGAACAGCAGTTAAAGTTGCAAGCGGTAATTACGTTGAAAATAATCCAATTACAATTCCTGCTGGTGTTTCTCTTATAGGAGATAGTCTTCGTACTGTTAAAATTTCAGGAGTAACACCGACAGCAGATATATTCTATGTTAACAACTCTTCATACATTACTGAAGTTACGTTTACAAACCATGTAAGCCCCGCTGCAGCGATTGCCTTTAACCCAGATGGTTCTGCTGGTGCTATTTATAGCAGTCCATACATCTACAACTGCTCATCAGTAACCACAACAGGTACTGGTATGCGCGTAGATGGCGCACATGCAAGTGGTGGTAAGTCAATGGTAAGCGGTGAGTACACTCAAGTAAACCGTGGTGGTATTGGTATTCATATACTTAATCAAGGATATTCACAACTTGTAGGAATATACACAATTTTTACAGACATTGGTATTTTGTGCGAAAGTGGCGGATTCTGTTCTCTTATTGGTTCTGATACTTCTTTTGGTAACTATGGTTTAAAGGCATCTGGAACAAGTCCACTTCTTTATAGTGGAACTACGTCAGAAATTTTGGTTAACGATACTGGTGCAACAATATCTGGGCTATCTCATACCCCATACGTTAATAACACTGTTACTTTTGATAATGGAACTACCTATTACACAGTAGAAACAGTAACCCCAATATCGGGTGGAAGTTCTACAATTACCTTTACTGAAAATGTTGCAACTCCAGTTTCTGCTGGTACTACCGCTAAATTTTATCAACCAAGCCGTATTACCGCTTCAGGACATACGTTTGAATACTGCGGAACTGGAATTGACCCAGTATTAGCGCTCCCTCAATCTGGTGGAATTCCAATTGAAGCCAACGAAGTTATTGAAGTAAATGGTGGTCGTGTCTATTACACTAGTACCGACCAAAAAGGCAATTTTAAAATTGGTGGTGACCTAACTATCAATCGTGGTCAAGGAACTATTACAGGCGTTACATTTGATAAGAGTTTGTTTGCAGTCATGACCCCCTACATACTAGCCCTAGAAGGATAAGCAATGGCATCAGTACTAAATGTATTTAAAACAGTAACAGCAGAATTAACAACTTCTCCTGCTACTTTGTACACTGCTCCTACAGGGTACACAGCAGTAATTCTTATGGCTCAAATTTCAAACATAACCTCTTCTTCAGCACAAGTTACTTTTTCACATTATGACGGTTCTACAACAACAGAACTATTAAAAGGATTTGCAGTGCCACCAAATGATGCGGCATCTGCAACTACAGGAAAACTTGTTGTACAAACAGGGCAATCAATAATTGCTTTGTCTGACACAGCAAGCGCACTAAAAGTAGTCTTGAGCGTTTTGGAAACACTCAATGGCTAAAACCGTATCAGGTAGAGTAAAAAAGACCCCACCAAGTCAGGTCTCTCCTGAGAGGTATGACTTCATTGAACTGGCAGAGACTGAGCCAGACCTTGGGGTACCCAGTACTGATGGGTTTGTCCTTTCATCCAACATAGATGGGAATAGAAGTTGGGTAGGGGTTGCTTATACCCACGTTCAAGGAGTTGCAAGCGATACATGGATTATAATTCATAATTTACATTTTAAGCCTAACGTTACAGTTCAAGATTCGGCTGGTAATATAGTCGAAGGTGAAATTTCGTATACTAATTCGGATTCTTTAACCGTCAGTTTTCAAACAGCCTTTTCAGGCGAAGCATATCTAAGTTAGTTATCTTAAGGAGATAAATAAATGGCAAGAAAATTTCTGACACCCATTGACCTTGGGAAATTAGAACTTCAGAATGCAAGAATCCAAAATCTAGGAACACCTCCAGCAAACCCTGTTGAGGGCCAGGTTTATTACGACACAGTAGACAAGTTTATTAAACAATGGGACGGGACTGCTTGGATTGCATTTGGTCCACAAGGTACTCAAGGTACTCAAGGAACTCAAGGCACACAAGGTGTGCAGGGTACACAAGGTGTGCAAGGAGAACAAGGAACACAGGGCACTCAAGGTACTCAAGGCGTAGATGGTCAACAAGGTACGCAAGGTACCGATGGAACACAGGGCACACAGGGAACTGACGGTACTCAAGGTACACAGGGTACTGATGGACAACAGGGAACTCAAGGAACCGATGGAGCACAAGGAACTCAGGGCACTGATGGTACCCAAGGCACACAGGGTACTGACGGAACACAGGGCACACAGGGAACAGATGGCGCCCAAGGAACACAAGGTACAGACGGTGCACAGGGTCTTGATGGTCACTCAGACCGCTACAAGACAACCTCTAATACTTCGCAAGACATTGCGGTAGCAAACAACGTAGTCTTCACTGTAAATGACGAAAATCTTTCCTACTCAGTAGGACAAGACGTAGTTGTTGCTCATGATATTAACAACTACATGACTGGTACTGTTGTAAGTTACATAACAGTCCCTACCGATAGTCTTGAAGTAAATATCCACACCATTGTTGGTTCTGGAACATACACTTCATGGACAATCAACCTTGATGGAGCAACTGGTGTACAAGGTACAACTGGCTCTCAAGGTACACAGGGAACTGACGGTACTCAAGGTACACAAGGAACTGACGGCACACAG